CAACATGACATTCAAGAATAGTACAGTCATAATCAATGGTTCCCGGCTCTACGCCGTCGATCCGATCAATTTCTCCGCCAACACCAGTAACTTCGCGTTGTGACGGAATAACATCCACATCATCTAAGTAAATGCCTGCAATCTGACGTTTGCGCAGATCGTTTAAGGACATTCTTACAACTTGTGTGATATTAGGGCATGTTTCGAGGTCCGCGGTCTCATAGGGAACAACCAAGTTCTCTGCCGGTACAAACTTACTGACCGCACGACCCATAGCCTCATCATAGTATGTTTTCTTAAAAGTAGACCCAGCAAGCGGCAAATAGAACAACATCTGATCCATGTCCGGAGTATAATCTTCCATGACACTTGTGATGTAATAATTCATAAATTGACGAACGCGTTGCGATTGGGCAGACTTTGCTCGCGTCTCTTTGCCCATAACAACAGTACGAACCGGCCCACTTGCTGGAAGTAGCTCATTAAAGGCTTGTGCCTGAAATTGTGTGGCAGCTTCGGCAAGTAAAGGATGCGTCACGCCCGACGAGCCCCTAAAGGGTTGTGAGCGTTCCTCGTAATTAAACCCTAAAAGCTCCAAACCGCTAGAGTAGGCATCTTCCCAATCTTGACGACTGGCCTTATTTGCATCGTACTCCTCTAATAACTCACTAGCAATGCGCTGTAGTTCACGGTCAGGCATCTCTTCCGCTAAGTTGGCATAAAAATCATCATCCTCGCCACGCTGGTCTTGAGGTTCAAAGTCTATCTCAACCCCACCATCGTCCGTCTCACTGATTTCTATCTCGCCGACATTCTCAGCGTCAATCATTGCCATAACATCGTTTTGCGAATCTGGAAGTTCAATCTCCATTTCAGCTTTTAAAACGTCTTCATCAAGCTGAGACGGCACATTATTGTCCATTAGACTGCTTTGGTACCCATTTACTTCTTCTTCTGCCATGTAATTTTCCTATCTGACCAGCCTAGTAGTTTCTATACTTACGGGGTGAAAACCCTAAAAATTTTCTAGTTGTGTCAAAATACCCTTCCTCGTTGCGAGGGTAAAAGACATCCGGCCCCTCAGACGGTGATTTAAAATTCCGTGGAGCGCGGGGCTGATCATCCGCCGGTGTCATACGCTCCTCTTCAGTGCGACCCATTATCTTATCTAACTGATTAAATATCTCAGCGTCAACCATCTGTGTTAACTCCTCAACCGTAGCGTCCATGCCGGCCTTCATAAACAATTGCCGACCAATTGCATTATTCCTTTGATCCATCTCAACGTCCCGGGCATTCTGACCGCCAAACGGAAAGGGCGCAAACCGATCTTTAAACTCAGAAAAATTACCCGCACTCCGTGCTGTCTCCGGGCCATACTTCAAAGACGTAAGCGCCGAACCAAGCATGTGCCCCCGCGCATCCTCTAACTCAGGATAAGTTGGCATATCACGACGATCCACGGGCCGCGCATGACGGGTTTCCTCAGAATATTTAAAATCAGTAGGTATTACTCGCTCGCCTACCTCCTCGTCAAAAACACTCGGATACCCATACTCGTCAATTAATGTTTCCATAAATTCAGGGGAGGTGCCTCCAATACGACCAGACTCTCGAACCCCTTCCGTCACGTCATTACCACGAAGTTTATCCATGATAAGGGACCCTAGACCCTTTTGATCCTCAAACTCGGCAAGCTCTTCTTCCGACATTACAGGCGTATCGTCGCCCACGGGGCCGCGTAACGGAGAAAATTGTGGCATAGGACTTTGTGCGCCGGGAGCCGTACCGCGTAAGGTGTCATCCAAATACATAGGACTACCCCCCTCTTCAAAAAACATAACGTCATCGAAGCCGCCCGCTCCAAGATTTACCGTAGTCCTGTACATCTAGCTACCTTCCGTCTAATAATACATTTTCACTCTAGCAGAGTTTTCTTCATCTTCCCAGTCATCTGTTGGCAATTGTACAAAATTACCTTGACGATAGCGCATAAGAGCCTGTGTCATACTATCCACCAAGTCATCATGCTCCCCATTTGGAAACGCCGCAACCTCTTCAATCATCTCATCTGCCCAAGACTCGTCAGGAGCCCAAACCATACCAGCTTCAAACAACGGCGCAATACTATGCGCTCTCGTCACCTTATCATTTCCGCGGCTCGGTGTAAAATTAACAACAGGAATGCCCATGTTCCGTAGTTCTTGCGTCAAAGGCAACCCACTCGCCTTCGCCTCAATAATTACCGTGTCAGGCTCCCAGAACTTATAATTATCTAACGCCTCACTCTTTAATTCCGGGAAATCCCATCTCCCCTTCTTACTATCTAACAAAATTAAGTTGGGCCCCGAACCACCCTCATTTGGATAAAATACTCCCCACGTCGTAATCGCCGAATAGTCAGCCGTTTGCTTCTTACTAAAAGCAGTATCATAACTTTGAATTACATATTCTAACTGAGGGACCCTATCCTGTTCCCACAACTTCCACCACTCACGCTTAATAATCGCGTTCTCTTCACCCGTAGGATTTTGCTGATACTGCGCATTCCATTTGCTCGGAGGAATAGATGAGCGGACCGCGGTCAAATCTTCCAAACTCCAATACTCCGGCCAACAAGACGTGCCATCCTCAAATATTGCAGGTAATTCAACCACTTCCCACTGATCCGCAGACGCATCCTTGGCTTGAGCCCGCATCAACTGACCCGTCATATCCTTCTCTGACCACCGAGTTTGAACCAAAACAATAGAACCACCCGGCTGTAAACGCTGTCGAGGACCACCCGTATACCAATCCCACGCATCATCAAAACCGTTGTTCGACATCGCAGTCTGCTCCGAGTGAGGATCGTCAATAATAATTAAATCACCCCCACGTCCCGCCAAGTTAGACCCAACACCAACAGCGTAATACATCCCTCCACTGCTCGTGTCCCACCGACCAGAGGCCTTACTGTCTGCCGCCAACTGAACTCCCGGAAACACGTCCTTGTAATCATCACTCTCAATCAAGTTCTTTGTCTTACGACCAAAGTTTACCGCCAACTCAGTCGTGTGCGTCGCCTGAATGATCTTCATTTTCGGATTACGGCCCATCATCCACGCAGGAAACAAATAAGACGCAAACTCACTCTTCGTGTGCCGCGGTGCCATGTTGATGATCAAACGCTTCAACTCCCCACGGGCCACGCGCTCTAGCTTTTCCGCAATGATCTTATGATGACGGCCCGCGATGAAGTCAGGCCAAACAGTTTTAACAAAAACTAAAAAATCATTTTGGCATTTCTCGTTCTTCATGATCTGCGCAAGACGCAACTCGAGCTTTAATTTTTTGTCTTCGAGCATATTATTTTGAGCTACGTTCATGGGGGACCCTAGTTAATTTTTATAAATTGTTTCACGTGAAACATATGCGATATTAAGGGCTATTATAGGACAGTTAAGGCTCGTTGCAAATAACTAATAAATATTTGAGAGAAACATGGCCCAAGCCCTCGGTACGCAGACCTGCCGTTGGCGAAATCGGGCGGTTTTTTTGGCCTGAAAACCTCGTTTTATGACCCGATATCGGAGGGACCCTGTAAAATTCGGACGCGTTGCGGTCCATGGTTCACGATCCAAGGGCAAAGGTTTTTGTTCTGCGATCGGCTCGGCCGGTAACTTAATATTTGACTGCGGGGCTCGGATAACTGCCGTCAACTGCGCTCTAATATTCACGGGCCACGGTCACCTAACTGGTGCCCGCTGACCTTGATCCAGTGGCCACGATACGCGGGCCGGTAGGTTTGGGCCCTAGGCCTCGGCCCTTGGGCCGGTTTGTTTAACTGTTTATCCCTGCGCAATAAAAAAGGCCTGCACGATGGCAGGCCTTGGTCGTTTGGTTATGTTGTCCAGCTATTACATATAATCAATATTAACCATTATATCTCCGTCTCGGATCATCTCTTTAACGGTGTCCTTGATCTGATCTTCATTAGCGTCTTTGCTGTTTAAATCGCTTACATCCGTTTCAAGGCTATCAATGCGATCCTCAAGGCACGAAATAGAATAGTCTAGTTCTAGTTCTATTTGCGATTTGACCTCTTTCAATATCAAATCGAATATCAAACGTTCAATGTCCGATTTAATAAGATTAAATAGAAAATCCGCGCCTTGGGTTTGTTTGGCTACCAAATCTGAATAGTTAACTTTTGCCAGTTCTTTGTCATTATTGGCTACTACAATATCAGATGATGCGCGTTTAATTTCTCGCTCCAAGTTTGTGGCATAGTCGCGCAGGTTTCTAATATCATCTGCCGCCGCTCTAATGTCTGCCGCTGTTGAACCGCGCCCGTCGTCGAAATGATCCGCCGCTAATCTTTCTAAAAAATCTTGATCTGTTCTTAATTCTATCATTTTATTCTCCATAGTTAAGTTGAAACGGCTTGCCCGCCGTTAATGGGATTATATGCGATAACTTTGTAAAAAGTAAATAGGCATAAAAAAGCCCGCTAAAAAGCGGGCTCTCGTTTGGTTATAAGGTGGGCTTAGTCAAAGCGGGCAATTTTATATTCACCCTCCAACCCCAAACGAATTGCAACGACGCCGTAATCATAAACATAACAATACGCTTTATCTTGAAAGCCAAACCGTGCAAGCGGTGGCATTGGGTCGTCGTCTTCATGTTGTGACTGATACGTGCCGCGGTGGTCTAGCGTTCCCTTCCAAGGGTATTGCCCAAACCCGCCCATTTGATACTGATTATCCATATTATCACATAAAGCTTGCAAGGTTATGCCGCCTTCGTCCTGCGCTTTTAAACACGCATTTAAAAAGAAATCCGGAATAATTCCACATGCTTCCCCCAAATATTCAAGGGTTTGGTTTCCCGTGTTTGGGTCTCGTGCCGGATTAAATACGCGATCCAATAAGATGTCCGCCGGTCTGAATTGTGCTGTAAATAGTTTTTCCATTTTATTCTCCATAGTTTAAATTTAACGCGGCTTGCCCGCCGCTAATAAGATTATATGCGATAACTTTATAAAAAGTAAAGCCCCCAATAAAAAAGGGCCCGCAATAATGCGAGCCCGTTCTAAATTATTTAAAAGGTTTAAGCTGTTACTTTATCCAATAAAGCGCCCGCTTTGCGTTCTACTTGTATTCGTGCGTCTTGGTGTGGAACGTCTCGCGCAATTGCTGTAATAGCTTGGGCAGCATCCCAAACCGTTTCAACTGGTCGGCCCTCCTCCTTAAAATGTCTAGCACTTGCCGCTTTTGCCATGCGTCCAGATAAGCCCGCTCTTTTAGTTAGGAAGTCCAAACGTTCCTCATCATCTTTAGCAATGCGCGCATCTTTTGCCGCCTGAACGCCTTCAATAAATGAATGAGTTGACCCATTTGCAAACGACTGCAAAGCCGGTCTAGCTTCCATTGCAAATCTATCAGGTGCAAATTTTGTATGACGGATTTTAATTTCCTCAAAATTTTCTACGCCCCATAAATTACGGTTCATACAAACACCGCGTAAATACATCGCCGCAATGCCGGCTGTTTTACTGCCTGTTTCACTATTCCAAGCGTAAAAACCCCTGAACATTAAATCCGGCTCGCCGTTTGGTAACTTACCAACTTCAATTGGATTACGATCATCAACCAAGAAAACAAAAACATCACGGTCACTTGCAAACAAAGTCGTGGTTTCCATAGAAACCGGCACTTCAGGATCATAAACCGCTAAACCGTCACGGCTTCCGACCATCATGCCGGGCACTTTCCAACGTCCGCCGCTTTCGTCAATCAAGTTTTTAATTGGATCGAGTATTTCCCAATCAAAAATGCGCCCATAATCTGGACCGGTTGCGGCTCTTAATTCGCCGCCGTTTGCCTGATTTCCATAGACCTTAATTAAATCTTTACTGCGGTTATATTTTAAACCCCATTGGATACAGTCTGCCGCAAGTGGTGCGGGTAAGTCTCTTAAATATCCTGAGGGTGCCCCTGCTAATTGTGACAACTGGCCAAAGCTCCAATTAGTGGGCGCATTATAATGCTCTTGTTTATTTTCGTCGGTATATTCAACAAATATATTTCCACGGCTTGGGTTGGATTCGTCAAAATCTCCGATAATTTTCACTTTATGTGTATCAACAGTTCGGCTTGTCATACGTTGCGCATCAACTTTTTTATGCGCTAACATATCGTCAAGGGTTAAAAACTTTTGATCATCTGGACGGCTGAACCATTGTGAAGAAACCGCACTGTTTCCAATACCGTGTGCAAAAGCGTTTGTAGTGTAAGTCATGTCAAAAACCTCCGTAGTTGTGACAAAAAAATAGGGCGGAATTGCCCCGCCCTTATCTTATCGCATAATCTCGCATATGAATGCAAGCTAATATTTTAAAAAGTTATTCTAAACCAATATCTCCTGCAACGTGGTGCCGGATTATTGCCCGTGGTGGTAAACCTTTTACAAATCTTAAAAGTTTTTCGCCGTCGGTTTCATCTGGTTGCCCGTCTTTTGAAGTCGCTTCCCAATGTATACGGCAATTTCCTGCATCCGCATAACACCCGCCTTTTACATTTAAATCGGCCGCTTTCTTTTTACTGGACCCATGCGCTGTAAATCCAATAATGAATTGACGGTCTAGCCTTGCACAAAGTGGATCGCCATTGCCACAACCTGCGCAGGATATATCGCGCAATTCAGCGGGACAACGCACGACTTTTAAGCCATGCGGTGCCGGTTGGGTTTTCTCACCTTGCCAAGACTTTTCACTAACAACCGCGACGGCCGGAACCCCGTTTATAATTGATGTTGATGCCGCGCCTAAATTATCCGCGCTGTAATTTATTACTGTTTTATCTGGACTTAATTTTTTGCCCCAACCAAAAACGTTTGGATCGAAATGGCAATAAGTAAAAGAAACACCTTTTGAAGGTTTAGCTTTTAACAACGCATCTAAATAATCATGATCGATTTTTTTTGTGCCTTTGCCACTGCAATTCATTTTACACGTAGTTGGGCAAGTGGCGTATTTTTCACCCTTGCCCGCTCTATAAGTTACTGCAACGCCTTTTGTTTTATTTGCGCGGCTTATCTCAACAGTCTTTAACATGGTTTGCCCTCCGTAGTGTAGTTGACTTTATCCCATATCATAGCGCAATAAAAAACCCGCAGTCAAGCGGGTTTAATTTTTTTCTTTTTTATCGCCGTCTTGGCCTGTTTCGTGGCGGCCTTCGTTTATTAGCTCTACGGTTTAGTTCTTCATAGTCATCTCCGTAAAATAATTTTGCAAGCCAAGTAAATATAAACACTGTTAGTCCCTTTCCATAAGTTTAATTTTTTGCGCCAAATTATCAATGTAAGTTTTGGCTTCCGCATCGTTATCAAAAAAATCAGTTCCGCTTGTGCAATGGTTTACCGAATAAGCGCCTTCACCCATATGTTCAAACTGATATTCTAAATCTTTATGGTAAGCTTTTAAGTATTCAAGTATCTTTTTCATGCCGAATACTTTCCGCTTTTTACATCGTTTTGAAGGCCTTTAATTACTGATATTCTGCGTGAAATTGTTGACATTTCATCCCAATCAATACTGGTCAGCAACTCGCATTTTCCAGTAATAGGGTAAACTTCATCGCTTTTCATAAGATATTCACAGAACAAGCCTGTTTGCATCTCAAATAAATGATCTAAGGCCACTTCCACCACATTTTTTTGTTCTTCGTTCATGTCTTCATCCCCTCCATCTCACATATACATCTGATTTCGTGCGCTTTGGCTTCTAGCAGTCCCGCAATATCGTCGGCAGTATCAGTTTTAAGAAACAAGTGATAATACTGACCTTCTAACGTAAATAGACTATCTTCAAAATCTTTCATATTTTTTGCGGAGTTAACGACTTTACTATTTTCTATAAAAGCAAAGCCGCCCCCGTTGCCTTCTTCATCCTGAGATAAAACAAGATCAACTTTTTGATCAGCTTGTTCCAAAGTATAAACTGGAAAAGGATTATAGTATTCAGACTTCTTAAACTTAAAGTCCGTAATTGTTGCCCCAACCAATTGCCCATAATATTTATTTAAATCCATAACATTCTCCGTAGTTAGTTATGTATAAGAATGTATGCGATTATATAGGAGAGATCAACCCCATAATTTTCTCCCAATCAAAAGCCCCGTCTGAGCAGTAAAGTGGATCAACCTTTAAGCCTTCCATCTTTAAATCCATAGCGTCTTTACCATGATACAAAAACATCATCTCCGGCTTTGTTTTAGTCTTCAGCTTACGGACCAAAACCCAAACACTAGCGTGACTATGATTAGTCAGCCACGCAACTTGATGTGGTCGTAAATCAACCGCATTTCCAGAAGTGGCTTTAAGTTCTATAAAATGAAATTTACCGTTTTCGTCACAGCATAAAACATCAGGTATTCCGGGCATTGCCCATGTTTCAATTCGGGTATTTTTCCATGTTCTCGGGCTCTTCTGCATCCCATTCTTCATCAGCCTCCAAAAGTCGGCTTCGCGCTTTGTCGCGGTTCTGGGAATTGCTCTCTCCTTCGGGAGTAACGTCGATAGTGATCGGGGCATAACTTTGTTTAATCTCCTTCAGAGCATTCAGCACTTCGTCTTTATTCATCGAATCGATGCTACCGTGACGAACCTCTGATTTGCTCACATAAATATCGCCTTGCGCTTGCCCCCGCCGATATTCTGCTTGAACGGCCGCCGAATAGGCACCGTTGGTTAATGCGGCATCACGAATAGTTTGAAGGTCTCGTAAATGTCGCTGATAATTCACACCAAACTTTTCATCAAGTTCAGCGCGATACGATTGTATAGCTGCCACCACATGGGGACAAATATTAGCGTTAGTCATTTCATAAGCTCGAGTGTGTGCTGATCCCGCAGGGTAACCTGCATTGATTGCCGCTTCTCGCATAGTTATCTGGCCATCTTTCGAAACCAGTTCTTTTACAAATAGTTCTTGTCTACGTGTAAGTGCCGCCGCTCTAGTTGATTTAGGTCGGCCGCCTTTTTTAATTTTTGCGGGCTTTTTAGTCTTAGGTCCTGATGGCATAGTATTATCCTAGTTATTTGCAGATACTTTAACCTTAAAATAGCCCTCTTGTATATATAGCTACAGAAATAAAAAAAAATAAAAAAAGTTTTCAGACCCCCTTAACGCACTTCTGGCCTCTAAGGTTACACAAACTCTGGTTACGTTACATTTTTAGAAACTACTTTGTGTTACTTCTAAGTCCTTATATACACAGGAGAAAACAACCAAAGTTACACGGTTACACCGGTTACGCCTATATTTACAAAAAACTTTTATTTTTTTTCTCAGCTCCTATATACATAGAACGCGTTTATTTGTAACCGCACCGCAAAGAAAAACCCGCGATCCGTGAACCGCGGGCTATGATCTTTTATTTATTCTTTATATTTTTCGATAATTTTTTCGATATTTGAGATATTTTCAATCATCCATTCTAAGCAACCGACGTGATCTTTATTAAAATCACCTTTCTTTACGGGTCTTATAGATCGGCTTGTGA